AATATTATACTGAGGACCCGTGTCAGGGTTATAGGGGACTCTATATATGGGACTCCAATACACCAATAACATGCGCTATAAGGCAATCGGTGTACACCGATTCGCTAGAGAGAGAAACTATCGCATATCAATTCTAGAGAGAGACGCTCTCGTTTAAGAGTCATTGGTGTGAATGAAACCACACACGCCGTCACTTAAATGCTATATATAAATAGCGCACATAAACAAATATTAACGGTTATTGTTGTTTTCATTCCTCTATAAATATAATATTAGGAAAGCGTTAACATATACGAGTTTTAATATTTCCAGCAATAAGGTATGCATATTCTTGTCAACTATTTTTATAAAATATTATTTTCCTCAGCAATTTTCTTTCGCAATGGCTCGTAATTTTTACAAATTACGCATAAAGTTATAACGTTTTCACATTCTGGGTCAATTTGTTGTTGATGCTAACAATATTTTAAAATAATGCCGCTTGCGCGGCCGGATAAAGAATAATATGATTATAATGGATGGAATTTCTTACGCAGGTTTTGTACCGCATCGCAATTGTTATTTAATAACCATGGAAAATTACACGGGAGTTGTTGCGACAAGCAACTATATTGAATCAAAGCGATGCGAATACAAATTGACAAATGATGATACCGAAATTGCTCTTCAATTTCCAACTTTCCTGGAACAGAAAATGGTCAAACTAATGGGCAAATGCATGAAAATTGATCACGTTGTGATCGAGTATAGGAACCAAGTTCCATTTAACGCCACAGGCACCGTGGTTGTGACCATTTTAGACAAGAGACTTTGCGACGACGAGGCAGCACAAGCTGCATTCACATTTCCCATTGGTTGTAATGTTGATCTACATTATTTCTCCTCTTCATTTTTTTCAGTTAAAGATACATCTCCGTGGCAATTAGTCTACAAGGTAGAAGACTCAAATGTAATACAGGATACGATGTTTGCACAAATTATGGCCAGACTAAAATTATCAACCGCGAAACATTCGACGGATATTCGGTTCAAACCGCCAAGAGTGAAAATCCTATCAAAGGATTTCACACCTGAATGCGTTGATTTTTGGTCTGTTGGACGACCGAAGCCCATTAGACGATTATTAAATCCCAATCCCATTGGTAGGCACGATGGCCCAATTAACAGGCCCATATTATTACAACCAGGTGAAACTTGGACCACTAAATCTCAAATATCAAGAAGCGCATCTATGCGCTATAGCCCAAATTGCAACTTAGGCATTGAACTAAAACCTAGTTCATCTGAAGCGGAGTTCCCACTAAAACATTTACATCAACTACCGGAAGCATCATTAGACCCAGGTGATTCTGTATCACAAACTAATAATTCCTCAATTAGTAGAAAGGAAATTGAGGAAATTATTGAATCTACTGTAAACAAATGTCTTGTATCACAAAAATCAAATGTCAATAAAAAATTATAAATTATTTTATTCATCATTCTAATTATCCAACATAGTTCAACTCAAATTGTACAAGCGGATTGACTGTAATATGTTGCATTGAAATAAATGCATAATTAACTAATATAGCATTAGTTGCAATATTTCGGTAATTGCCTCCAGATTCCATAGGGTCAGGGTCCTTGAATCTTGACCATAATGTCCGACGACCTTGAACAAATCGAATGTATTTGCCCACATTAACATCTGCCGCTCCAGAGTCGCAATTAATATTTTTTTTAATCGTTCCTAACAAACGGAAACGATCTTGGCGACTAGGCAACAGTCGCATATTGACATAACTCTCTGAATACTGACCAAATAATTCTTCAAATGACGGCAGTTCATTTGCACCTTCAGCAATATAAGGTTTGCGATCTAAAATCAACGAAATGACGAACATTCCGCGGCGATAAATGTCATTATCCATAGGTTGATCTCCAGATACAACCCTTGCACTTATCATTCCGGAAATAGTTAAACTTAATAATTTAATATAATCCCTTGAACGACCATCACCATCAAAGCTTAATGGAGGATAACTAATAAATGACGTGATATCACGATTACTAGAAAGAGACATATGGATACCATGTTGTTTTTCACATAATTTTCCAAATTGGAGTGGTCGTTCAACCTTACCATAAGACAATCTCCTAGCAACCCGTATTTTAAACCTGGATGGTGTGTTCATAATACGACCACCTCGACGATAATTAGTGTTGCGACGAAAGGGAGATCGCCAATTGTTGCTAGGAGTATTTGTAGATAACATTTTCATTATGTTGTAACAATAAGTGTTTTCACACATATAACTTACAATCTGATGATTGTTATATAATAAAATTTAAAATGTTATATAAGCTGCCATCAAACGACAAGATATGTTAGATATTTAACCGAATATCAACGTTACCGGTAAACAAATATCGTGCAATATCGTTAATACCCCTTACAATTTAAAAATATTGCACATAATTGCCTTCGCATTAATTTGTCGTTTGTGTACTCCAAGGTTATTTTCGGAAAATATTTGAAGGACAATTCAAATTAAAGGCGGATACGCACATGGGGCGCCTTTTTAAGCGCCATAAATTGCGGATGCATTAGTATAACCTTCAGGCTGTCACCACATAATGCCACGACACCTGTGGGACCACTTCTTAGAGACGGGACACCGGCGCGGGTCCTCAGGT